TAAACGGCGAAGTAAATTTTAACAATGAACCTAGAGGATTGTGGGCAGCGATGTGTATTATGATTTTTGGTGAACAAGCAAAGGTAGGCACATTTTCTGTGATTGATTACCGTAAAAAAAGAACAACTACCCTTTTTGACGAAAACAAAAAAGCATAAAATTGCTAAAAATTGATGGAAAAATTTGGGTATTAGATAACGGGCCCAGAGGAGTCGGAATGAACCATAGACACGAAGAGGACTGCGCCTGCAATTACTGCAAGAGCGTGAAGGCCGCATTTGATAGGTATGAGAGGGGCATGGAGGAGAATTGGAACAGGTATGAAAAGGCGTATCGGGAAGTAATGGAGGATCGGACGGAAGATATAATGACCGAGGCGTCTTCTGTATTGGCATCCACCGCCCTTCTGGCGTGTTGCGCGGCTGGCGCCGTAATCTTTGTGCTGGTAATACAGTGTCTGATCACATAATCAGCCCCACCGGGGTACGAATACCGAAGGACAAGCGCGCTAACCTGCTATGGCGACGCAAGATACTGCGCAAATGCAGGGCGGATGCAGCTTTTGCGGAAGACATGTGGGTGCTGGCGTCTCGGGATATTCTGTTCTGGATGAACGCGTTCGTATGGACGTTCGACCCGCGGCTACGGCCCGATCCCACCCGGCAACCGTTTGTTACGTATGACTTTCAGGATAAGGCGATTACGGAGATGATGGAGTCGCTCGGTGTCGAGGACTCGCTTATCGAGAAGTCCCGTGATATGGGCGCGACGTGGATCGTGGAGATGGTGTTCCTGCACCAGTGGCTATTCGTGCCCTATTTGACCTTCCTTTTGGCGTCCAGGAAGGAAGACCTGGTCGATAAGGCCGACGACCCGGACGCGATGATGTGGAAACTCGACTTCGCACTGAAGAATCTGCCCGGCTGGATGGTGCCGACCTTCACCCGCATGAAACTGCACCTGAAGAACGAGGACAACGGGTCCACGATCGACGGTACGTCCACGACCGGCGACTCGGCCCGTGGCGGACGGCGCACCGCGATCATGCTCGACGAATTCGCCAGTGTCCCGGAAGGGTATGCGGTTGAGAGCTCCACGGCGGACGTCACCGACTGCCGCTTCTTCAATTCGACGCCGAAGGGGACGGGGAACGCATTCTACGCTCGCCGACAGAAGGGCGACTGCAAGATTTTCCGATTCCACTGGTCGGAGCACCCGCGTAAGAATATAGGGCTTTACAGTAGCACAAAAAATGAGGGTGGCAGCCACGACCTCGAGATCCTTGACCAGGACTACGAATTTCCCGAGGACTACGAGTTTGTCCTGGACGGGAAACTCCGGAGCGTCTGGTACGACAGGGAATGCAGGCGCCGCGCTTCGGCCCAGGAGATCGCGCAGGAACTGGATATCGACTACCTGGCGTCCGGCAGCCCATTCTTCGACATCGGCACGATCGAGAAACTCCGCGGCGAGGCCAGAGACCCCTTGATCCGCGGCGAACTGGTATTCGATAGCGAAACCGGCGAACCGGGCGAGTTCGAGCGCAATCCGGACGGCCGGCTAAGCCTGTGGTGTTTCCTGACCCCCCAGGACACCCCGCTCGGTGACCGCGACTACGCAATGGGTGTAGACGTCTCCGCAGGGAGCGACAAGTCCAATTCGGTGGTCTCCATTCTGGACACGCGCACGAACGAAAAGGTGGCCGAATTTGTAACGATTCGTGTCATGCCCCACGAACTCGCATATTACGCGTATTCGTTGGCCAAATGGTTCGGCGGCGCGCAGAATAAGTGCAAGATCGCATGGGAGGACAACGGGCCGGGTCAGATTTTTGGCAAGGTTATCATTGAACTGGGCTATCGAAATGTGTATTATCGGCGAGATGAGAAGAGTTTACGCAAGACTCAGAGTGACAAGCCAGGCTGGTTTTCAAGCAGGCAGAACAAGATCCTCCTGCTTGGGGACTATCGTCGGGCGCTGGCCAAAGAGACGTTCGTTAACAGAAGCCTTGCAGCACTCGACGAGTGTCTCGAGTACCAGTACACGCCTGACGGAGGAGTTAATCACGTCAAGGAGTTGGATTCTACAGACCCTTCGGGCGCTCGTGATAACCACGGCGACCGTGTAATTGCAGACGCTTTGGCTCTCGTGGTCTCGCGAGGGCTGAATAGCAGAGAGAAGCCTAAGCCTCCGACCCCAGTCGCCAGCTTTATGGGACGAAGGGCGCGGAGGCGAGCAGCAGCCTTGGTAAAAGGTCGCTGGTAACAGGCCGTAGTCGGGAATGCGCAAGCGTGGCCAGACGGAACTGAACATGCTCAATGCAGATCACAAAGCTCGCAGAATCCTTGCGCTGGTCTCGGAAGCAGATGGAGCCGTTCCGCGCTAATCGCGTCCGCTTCCTCAAACAATATGTCGGCGCCAACTACAGCAGTACGGGCGCACAAGACAAAGTCCCACTGAACATGATTGAAATGACGGCCAATGTCTACTTGAGACATCTGGTCGCGCATATGCCCAAGGTGCTCATCAGCACAGATCACATGGATCTGAAACCGCACAGCTTCATGTTCGAGATGGCTATGAACCACCTGCTCGACGAAGTGCTCCTTGAGGATACGTTGCGCATGGCCGCGGGCGAGGGCCTGTTCGGCATGGGTATCGTCAAGGTGGGTATGGCCCCTGCCGGCCAGATAGAGGTCAACGGGTATACGCACGACGTGGGGCAGCCCTTCGCGGATATCGTGGAACAGGACGACTGGGTTCACGACATGACCGCCCGCCGCTGGGATCAGTGCTCATACATGGGGAGCAAGATCCGGCTACCTCTGGACTACGTCAAAAACAGCGGCCTCTACAATTGGGACGAAGACAAAATTACCAGCACTCATATCGAAGCGCACAACGAACAGGGCGACGCTCGCGCCAGCGAAATATCGCGAGGTTCCGGCTCCCAGGAAGAGGGCGAATGGAAGAAGTACGTCGAGGTGTGGGAGCTGTGGCTGCCGGAGGAGAACTCGATCCTCACCGTATCGGCGCCGGCCGACGACGAGGGTATCCATGTGCTCCGCGAAGATGACTACGACGGCCCGGAGAATGGCCCGTATCATGTGCTCCGCTACACCGACGTGCCCGGCCAGACCGTGCCCCTGCCGCCTATTGCGCAGCTCATCGACGAACACGAGTTGATTAACGAGCTCTACGTGAAACTGGGGAAGCAGGCGAAGCGGCAGAAGACGAACTTGCTCGTGGCGGGCGCTGCTGCCGACGATGCCAAGCGGATCATCAGTGCCGAGGACGGCGCGGGTATCCGGTCGGATCACCCGGACGGTGCACGGGAAATATCCTGGGGTGGGCCGAACCAAATGAACTTTGCTTTCGCTGTTGACGCGCTGACCCGATATTCGTGGATGGCCGGTAACCTGGACGCGCTTGGCGGGCTCGGGCCGCAGAGCGAGACTCTCGGGCAGGACGAAATGTTGACGGCCAGCGCCAGTAAGAAAATGCAGGACATGCAGGCGTCCATGCTAAAATTCACGAAGGGTATCTGCGAGGCGCTCGGCTGGCACCTGTTCCATGACCCGCTGATCGAAGTGCCGATGACCCGCAAGTTCTCTATGGGGGTTGAAGTGCCGGTCACCTATTCGGCGGAACAGAGGGAGGGCGACTTCCTCGACTACAACTTCAAGATCGACCCCTACTCAATGCAGCACGAGACCCCGCAAAACCGCCTCGCGAAGATTAAGGATGTCGTCGGCAACTTGATTCTGCCGCTGCTGCCTTACGACCAGAGCGTCTCCGTAAAACTGTCCAACCTCGCACGGATCGCAGCGAAGTACTCGAATATCCCGGAAATCGAAGAGATCCTTGAATTCGGCGGATCTCCGCAGGGGCGAGAGCCGACCGGCCCAGTAGGGCAGCCGCCCGCACCCGCGCCCACGGACGACGGCCCGAACACCAGCGTGCGCATCAATCGCCCCGGAGGCACTCGAACCGGTCGTGATGCCGCCTTGATGCAGACGCTTATGGGTGCGGGCGTGCAGGACTCCGAAATGGCCCAGGTAGGAGCATTTGGATGATGCCAATCTATTGCTACAAAACCGACGACGGCGCAGTCCACCAGGTGCAGATGACCGCCGATCGCATGGTAAGGCGCCAGCGCAAGGACGGTACGATCACGCTGGAGGACGGGCGAACGGCGACCCGTGATATGACTGCCGAATGGGGCGGACGCCGCAAGATCGCGGGCTGGCCTATGGAGTGCAACGCAAGTGGCGTGCAACCCGAAGATATTCCCGAAGCGCAAGCGGAGCTGGCTGGGGCCGGCGTCCACTGCGATTTCAACAAGGAGACGGGCGATCCCGTCTACACAAGCCGCGCGCATAGGAGCGCATGCCTTAGAGCAATAGGCATGTACGACCGAAACGCAGGCTACGGTGATCCTGAACCGCTTAACAAATAGGAGGCACTGATATGGAAGACGATACCGCCGTAATGGAAGCACCAGAGACCGAGGCACCGGTTGAGACTGAAGTCGAAACCGAAGAGAGCCCCTACTTCACGCAGGACGACTACAATGCCGCGGTAGGCGAAGAGGATGAGCCGGACGCGGACGAAAAGGATGGCGATGACGAAACTCAGGGCGCGGAGGATGAAGAATCTCCTGCGGGCCAGGACGAAGAGGCGGGTGACGAATCCCCGTCCACCATTAACGCCGGCCTTGCCGCTATCGCCCACTCGGTGGGTATGACGGGGGAAGAGGTACAGGCGTTTGGCAACGACGAGGCCCTTATACAGGGGATCCAGTTGCTGCAGAACCATTCAGGAGCCGGGGAGGCGGAAACGCCCGACGAGCAGACTTCAGAGGAAGCGGAGGCGGCATTCCAGCCGTTCGTCGTTCCCGATGAGATCAAAGAAGCGCTCGACGAGCCGATGAATGAGTTCTTCGAGTCGATGAACAAGCACTACCAAACCCAGATCAACACCGCACTGGAGAGCCTGCACGACATGAATGCACAGCTTCATGGTATGGCAGTCCAGCAGTGGGACGAAAGGGTGAGCGCTCAGTTTCAAGACCTCGGAGACGAGTTCAGGGATGTCTTTGGTGAGGGCCATACGTGGGATCTCGGCAAGGACAGCAAACACTTGGATTCTCGTGTCGAGGTAATGGATCGGATGGAGAAGTTATCCGCCGACCCCAGCCTGAGCCTTGAGCAATTGTTCAAGCAGTCCGTCGACAGCTTACACGCAAAAACACTCGTCAATGCTGAGAAGAAATCGGTGTCAGGGCAGCTTCAAAAGAACGGCAAACGCCTGACGGAGCGTCCGACACAGAAGAAGACTCAGGATAACCGTCCTCCACGTGAACGCGCCCTCGCCAACCTCAAGGCGAATATGCGTCGACTGGATGACGATTACGACGAATAAACAAGGATTCTAAATCATGGCACTACAATCTGCCGATTACGATGATCTAGTCTTGTCTACGCTGGCTGACCTTGGTCGCGGCGAATGGACGGACTTGACCACCGACCTCGCAGATCATGTTGCCGCTAGAGAACTGCTGGTTAAGAACCGTGTGAAGATTGACTCGGGCGAAAACATTCGCCTGAACGCTCAAACATCGCACGGGAACGAAGCCAGCCATGTCGGTCTCTATGCGGAAGATGATGTCGCGGTCGGCAACACGATGGATCAGGGGAGTATCCCCTGGCGTCACACCACGACGAATTGGGCGTACGACCGTCGCGAACTCGCGATGAACCGCCGCCCGGCTCGCATCCTGTCTATGGTCGAGGAGAAGCGCTCTTCGTCCTGGGCAGCACTCGCCCAGCTCATGGAAGAGACGTTCTGGGACAAACCGGATGACAGCTCAGACACGACGACCCCGTACGGGATCGACTACTGGCTGGTCTACAACGCAACGGTCGGCTTCAACGGTAGCCTGCCCAGTGGTTTCACCACCGTCGGCGGTATCGACTCCGATACCGTGACGCGCTGGAAGAACTACACCGGCAACTACACGAACGTCACGCGCGACGATCTGATTCAGACCATGCGCACGGCGTGCCGGAAGACTGCGTTCAAGGCGCCGCCGCGAGTGAATCACAAGCAGCCGACGAACGGCTCGACGAAGCGTGTCATTTACTGTAACGACACCAGTTGTCAAGCGTTCGAGAACTACGGCGAAGCCCAGAACGAAAACCTGGGAAAAGACCTCGCCAGCATGGCCGACGTTGTGACGTTCAAGCGCATTCCCATCGAATACGCCGAACAGCTCGACGCCAATACCAACCTGACCGACCCAATCTACTGCATTGATTGGAGTGTTTTCTACCCCGTGTTCCTCGAAGGGGAATACCTGGTGGAGACGGGGCCGAAGCAGGCCGCGAAGCAGCACACTGTTTCTGAGGTTCATGTCGACATGACGTGGAATCTCAGATGTACTAATCGCCGCAAACTGAGCGTTTTCGCTAAGTAAGAAAGGAGGGACAAGATGCCTAGAGGATCACGAAACCTAGTCTCTCATCGAAACGAGGCTGAAGGCTATACCACCGAAGTCTGGTGCACCGAAACTGGTGCGCTGAACAAGGGTGTTGCGGTCTGCTACGACCACGACACCGGGACGGCTACGGCATTTGACGACAACCGTGGAGTCAATACAGCGCTGCCTTCTCAAAGCAACAACCACGCGTTCGCAGGCGTGACAAGCAGGGCCTACTCGGCCAATGCGTCAGGCCAGCGGATCAAGATTTTCGTGCCGGGCAGTATCTGCCAGGTGCGAGTCAAAGAAGCCACCACGATTGGTGACGTATCGTACCTGTTCATGGTGGTCGGCGGCACTGACGCCGGCGAGTTCACCACGTCTCAGGGCTTCGTCGGGCAGGGCGCTGCAAAGTGCCTCCAGACGCAGGCAACCGTCAACGGCTTGGCACAGGCTGAGCTCGTGGACGGTGGCGTCCAGTCCGGTGGTGTCGAGTTCATCAGCCCCGCCGCCGCCGGTGGTGCCATCACATGCATGGTCGGAGGAAAGACCGTTTTCGAGACCGCCGTAACGCTCGCAACCGATGCGACGTTCACGCTCGCAGACGGGACGTACGCCGGCCAGTGGAAAATGTTCTCATGCACCGTCACCTACACGACCAACAACGTCGTGATCACGGTAACGAGCGGAGAGCAGCTTGACGGGTCTACGGACCTGGCCACGCTGACGTATGACGCAGCCGACGAGGTATCTGTGCTCCAGTATTCTGGACACGGGGTGCCTGGGTGGAGGCTCATGCACAATGCGGGCGCGGCCATCGCGTAAGCAATAGTCTGTCCGGGAGGGGTGCACCGCTGCCCTTCCCGGACACTACTTTCAAGCGGTTTGGAGAATCAACGATGAACCATTCGGTACGAAGAAAATTCCACGACATGCTCGGATTGGAGCACGACGCGAAAACGCCAGAGCATGTCTCGAAGGCGTATAACGAGGTGCGCAAGTACGCGCAAAAGATTCGGCGTGATTTGAACGATCGTGACTTGCTCATGATCCTGGCGCTCGCCGATATATCGAAGCCGGAGGAGAAGCCGAAGCCCGCCAAGACGCCCGCGAAGAAGCCTGACAAGGAAACCATTGCCGCATAATCATGGCTGAGTCAACCCTTTCACTTGGATATCCTGAACTGCTCATCGCCGTAGGTACGTACCTGGGCTATGGACGGGACAGTGACGACTACACGGCGGCGCAGACGAACGACGCCGACGACATGATCCAGGCGGGGTATCGCCAGTTCCTCGTGCCGCCAGTACTCGAGGGTGAGCATAGCCAGCACGTGTGGATGTTCCTGCACCCGGCGACCACATTGGCCATTACGACCGCTGCCGAGGACTACGACCTGCCTGACGACTTCGGCGGCCTGATCGGCGACATGTTCATCAATACGGCCACGGTCTACAACATACCGATCCAGCAGGTGCCGGTTAACGACATTCTGACATACCGGAGCCGCAACGGCTCTTCGAGCTTTACGTCCCGACCGGAGAGGGTGGCCGTACGAGTGAAGACCCACGCCGGCACGACCGGCACGCGCTTTGAGGCGCTGCTGTGGCCCTTCCCTGACGCGTCCTACACGCTGGACTACCATTACAACGTGCTGGTCAGCAACTTGACCACGGCCCTGCCATATCCCCTCGGTGGAATGATGCACGGCGAGCTGCTGATGCAGTCGTGCCTGGCCGTGGCGGAGACGAGGCGCAACGAAGAACGAGGCGTCCAGTGGGCAATGTTTATGGAGCGGCTGAGAGCGAGCATTCAATACGAGCGCAACTCAAACGCGCCGGAGCATTTCGGGATCATGCACGACCCGAGTGTCGAACACGAAAACTTTAAGCGGCGGCGTACGTCGCTGGTCACCACAAGCGTATAGGAGTTTCAAATGGCCTATGGATATGTTGTAGCTTCCG